AAAAATCCCTTTGGGGAATTCTAAATATATTATATTAGTACTAATGAAATGTTTGGAAAATACGCATATCACGAGATAATAAAAAGAACAATTATTTCTTTCGGAACATTATTTAATAATATCCAGATTAGACATCAAGATGGGGCAGATAATGATATTAGCCTTATCAAAGTTCCTATTGCGTATGGACCAATTCAAAAATTTCTATCAAGACTTGATGAAAAACCAGATCCTAGAAACAGGGTTGCTATAACTTTACCGAGAATGTCATTTGAAATGACTGGCATTCAGTATGACCCATCAAGAAAAGTATCAACAATACAAACATTTCAAGCAAATAAATCTGGAACTGGACCAGTTCAGGTGTATATGCCAGCACCTTATAATATAGGAATACAACTTAGTATTATAACTAAGTATCAAGATGACATGCTTCAAATTATTGAGCAAATACTCCCATACTTTCAGCCACAACTTAATGTTACTGTAGATTTGGTAAATTCTATTGGTGAGAAAAGAGATATTCCAATAATTTTAGAAAGTATAGCAATGTCAGATGATTATGAGGGTGATTACTCAACAAGAAGAAGTCTAGTATATACTTTAAATTTTACAGCAAAGACTGCTATTTTTGGTGCCATTTCCGATACAAAATCTCCAATAATTAAAAAAGTGCAGGTTGATTATTATTCAAATACAGATAGAGCCAATGCAACAAGACAATTAAGATATACTGCAGAACCAAGACCAATCAAAGATTATAATAATGATGCAACAACAGTATTGACTAGGAATGTAGATAGGGACGACACTCAAATTCTTGTATCAGATTCATCTTCACTAATTGTTGATACTTATATTATGATAAATGCCGAGGAAATGTTTATTAGCAAAATTACAGGAAACACAATTGATGTTTCTAGAGGAAGGGATAATAGTTTGCCTGGAATTCACGAAGAAGGTGATGCGGTCAATGTAATAAATTCAGCAGATAAAGAATTGATAACTTACGGAGATGAATTTGGATTTGATGAGAATCGTTTTGATTTTGGAGATGGAAGAATTTATAGTTCAAGAAAAGGTGCTGATGTATGAAAAATGATTTTGATGCAATAAATGAGTCTTTAGATATAGAAGTATCATCAATATCCAAAGAAATAGTTTCTGAGTCTCCAAAAATAGTAAAATCACCAAAGAAAGGAGACGATGAGAGTGACTACGATTATGATTATACTAGAGGACAACTTTATAGTTTAATTGAAAAAGGACAAGAAGCAATTGATGGTATATTAGAAATAGCACAGCAATCCGACTCACCAAGAGCATTTGAAGTCGCTGGACAGTTAATTAAAAATGTTGCGGACACAACAGATAAGTTATTGGACCTTCAGCAGAAAATGAAAAAATTAAAAGAAGAAGATCCTTCAGCACCAAGAAGTGTTACCAATAACAATACTCTATTTGTTGGTTCTACTGCAGAACTACAAAAACTTCTTAAGCAAAATCTCGCACAGGTAGAAGATTCTAAATAACTAGAGAACTTATTTTTCAAATGAAACCTTTTTCTCAATTTATTTCAGAAGCAACTGACCCAAAGGGACCTATCAAAAAATATATGTCCCCAGAAGAAATTGTGAAAAAGCACAAAATCACAATGGATGCTTTAAATTCTCAGTTGGAGATGGGAATTAAAGTAGAGAGTGAACATACTGGAAGTAAGAAGATGGCAAGAATGATTGCATTGCAGCATCTTGAAGAATTACCAGATTATTATTCTAGATTAAAAAAAGCAGAGAAGATAAAAGAAGAGACAGCATCTGGAGATGAAACCCTTGGGGATTGGTTTAGAAAATCAAGTGCAACTGACCCCAAAACAGGAAGAAAAGTTCCAGGTTGGAGACAACTTGGAGGTAAATATGCAGGTGCTCCTTGTGCCCGTCAACCAGGACAAACCTCTACTCCAAAATGTGGAAGTTCTAAGATGGCAGCAAACTTATCAGATGACGAAGAGGATAAAGCATTTAGAAGAAAAAATAGAAAAGACCCAAATCAACCAGAAAAGACAGGTGCAGCAAAACCAACTAATGTTGCAACGGAAGAGACTATTATTGAGAAAAAGGATGCCTGCTACAGTAAGGTAAAATCTCGTTACTCTGTATGGCCCAGTGCTTATGCATCTGGGGCATTAGTTAAATGTCGTAAAGTTGGAGCAGCAAATTGGGGAAATAAAACCAAAAAAGAAAGTTATGATTACTCAAACTGGAGAGATGAATTTAAACCAGTTGAGTACATATTTACTGATATCATTAAACCATCTCCACTAAGAGGTTCTTCAGTAGAAGAAAATTATTCTTTTATACAATCTCGTGGCACAACTTATGGTATAATGTTAAACTGGAGGGGCAAGACTTTGGGGGTTCAAATATTCTTCCCACAATTTACAAGACCATCAAAAGAGCAAGTTTCATTTGAAATTAATAAAATATATCCAGGAGCAATAGTTCTATCTTGGAAACCAACCCCAAAAGACCCCACAAAACCATTATTATTCACGGGAGAACAGAATGGATCCGTCCAAAATAACCCTAGAAAACCTAAATAAAAACTTTGAATACGAAAGGATTTCAAGGGAAATTGATTCATGCAATGATGTAGAGCAACTTAAAAATATTGCAAAATCATATGTAAAACTCCATTTAAAGTATCAAGAAACACTAGCAAGTTTAAATTTTAATAGTTTATGACTGAAAAACATTATAAGGGCAATCCAAACCTTAAGGCAGAGAATGTCCAAATTGAATTTACAACAGATCAAATTCAAGAATACTTAAGGTGCAAAGACGACCCAGTTTACTTTGCAATGAACTATGTCAAGATTGTTTCACTTGATGAAGGTTTGATTCCCTTTGAAATGTATGATTTTCAAAAAGAGTTAATTTCAAACTTCCATAATAATAGATTTAATATTGCGAAATTACCTAGACAGACAGGGAAATCTACTACCGTAGTTTCATATTTGCTTCACTATGCTTTGTTTAATGATAACATAAGAATTGCAATCCTTGCAAACAAAGCAGAAACTGCTAGAGAACTTCTTCAAAGATTGCAAAGGTTCACTAGAACTTGAGAACGGTAGTAAAATTGTAGCAGCATCTACGTCATCTAGTGCTGTCCGAGGGAACTCTTTCAATATCATCTTCCTGGACGAATTTGCGTTTATTCCAAACCACATTGCAGAACAATTCTTTAGTTCTGTATATCCTACAATTTCTTCTGGTAAGACAACTAAGGTTATTATCATCTCAACTCCAAATGGGATGAACATGTTCTACAAACTCTGGCACGATGCCGAGAGGGGTAGAAATGGGTATAGACCATTGGAAGTTCACTGGAGTGCAGTTCCTGGCAGAGATGCTGCATGGAAAGAAGAAACGATACGCAATACTTCTGAACGTCAGTTTACACAGGAATTTGAATGCGAGTTCCTGGGTTCGGTTGATACATTGATTGCACCATCAAAACTTCGTTCAATGGTATATGAAGACCCACTGACATCAAATAAAGGTCTTGATGTTTATGAGGAACCAATAAAAGACCATAATTATATGATGACAGTTGACGTTGCTAGAGGAACTGGTAAAGATTATTCTGCATTTGTTGTTGTTGACATAACAACTTTCCCATATACATTAGTGGCAAAATATAGAGATAATGATATAAAACCAATCCTATTTCCATCAATTATTGACAAAGTTGGGAGAGCATATAATTACTCATATATTCTTGTGGAGGTGAATGATATTGGTGAGCAAGTATCAAATATGCTCCACTTCGATTTGGAGTATAGCAATCTTTTGATGTGTGCGATGAGAGGTCGTGCAGGTCAATTAGTGGGGCAAGGTTTCTCTGGGAAGAAATCTCAACTTGGTGTAAAGATGTCTAAAAATGTTAAAAAGGTTGGATGCTCAAACTTAAAAACAATTATAGAAGATGATAAATTAATTATCAAAGACTATGATGTAATCAGTGAGTTAACTACTTTTATTCAAAAGAGTCAATCATTTGAAGCAGAGGATGGTTGTAATGATGACTTAGCAATGTGTTTGGTCATATTATCCTGGTTGATTGTTCAACCATACTTTAAGGAAATGACGGATAATGATATCCGCAAAAGAATTTACGATGAACAAAAAAGATGAATATGGTGATAGATCTTATATGTGGGATTATAGATAATGGATTTAGAGGAACAGTTCGAACTAGACTGTGTTTTTCTTACAGAAAGAAAGTGTAGAGTTTGCGGTGAAATAAAAGACTTGGTAGATGGATTTTACTTGACTAGAAAGGGGAGGGGAAATATCCATTCTGCTTATTCATATGAATGTAAATTATGTACGATAAACAGGATAAAGGAAAGCAGAAAAACTAATCACAAAAAAGTAAGTAAATGGGAGTATCCAGACTGGTAATTGTTCACTATTGATTTCCCCATTATAAAGGGTCTAAATTATAAATACTTTTAGACTAAATGAACTTCTTCAAGAGGGGAAACAAATGGCGTTAAATTTAGTATCACCTGGGGTAAAAATAAGAGAAGTTGACTTAACTATTGGTAGAATTGATGCAGTAACTGATCAAGTTGGTGCTTTTGCAGGTCCATTCGAGAAAGGACCTATTGGAGTTCCTGTTTTAGTAGAAACTGAAGCAGACTTACTAAGAAGTTTTGGAAAACCACTAGAAAAAGATTCCCAGAACGAGTACTGGTTATCCGCATCTTCATTTTTATCTTATGGTGGAGTACTGAGAGTCGTTAGAGCAGATGGACCAACTCTGTATAATGCAAACTCAGATGCACTATCAACCCTAAAAATAGAATCAGATGATGATTATCAGAGTAACCATCTAAATGATTCTACCTGGGAATTTGCAGCAAAAACACCAGGTACATGGGCAAACCAATTAAAGGTATGTTCTATTGATGCTTTAGCAGATCAAATCATCTCTGGAATCGGAACAACATCACTAACAACCACAGTAACAACAAATATTGGAACTAAAACTGGTAATCTTGGAATTACAACGAATTTAGTTACTGGTATTAACACTTCGTCTCTTACTGTTGGAAATAGAATTGTTAGTGGATTTTTTGCAACTGGAACAAATATTATTTCAATTGGTTCAAGTACTTTAATTTTAAGTGCAGATTCTACTAACTCTACAGTAGAAACTGGTGCATCTTTTACATTCAATGAA